TTCTGCTGTTTTTGCTGTTATTTTAGTGATAGAAAAAATAGCTTCTTCATTCGCTGCTATTTTTGCATTCTGAACCTTAATGCCCTCTTCAACTCGATTATTATGCTCTTCATTGATTAAATTGTTATAACCTTGAGCTATACTATTTCCACGAATTGCTGAACTAAGCCCCTGCATTGCCGCTCCAAAATAAACAACTGGATTATAACTTGCTCCAATAGTCTCATTCATATTTGTCACAGCTTTTTGGGCTTCAACAATATTTGACTTGAATGCTTCTATTTTTGCAGTATTTACAAGCTGCTCTACATAATTCTTTGTGGCTTCAGTTATTGCATCTACATCACCTTTACCTACTTTTATTTGTCCATAGTATTCTGACGAGATACTTTTAAGCTTTTCAAGAATTTGCTTTTTTTCATCAAGCGTTGTTTTCTCGTTTTTATAAGAAGTAACAAGTAAATCTACTGTAGTTTTTTGTTCCTGAGCGTTTGTTAAAGCTGATAATTCTGCATCATGGACTGATTTTTGAGCTATTTGAGCAGCACTTAAAGAATGTGCATAAGCATCGTATGCAAAGTATAATGCAGTTACGGCTGCAATTAAAGCACCTATTACATTTGCTTTTTGCACAGCATTTAATGCTTTAAATGCATCAACAGCTTTTAAAATATTACCTGTCAATAAATTGCCCATCACACCAGCTAACCCTTTGAAAACTCCAGCTATTGTTGATCCAAGTGAAACTATGCTACCGAATGCTTTTAATGCAGGGCCTATAACTACAACCATTAAGGCCATCTCAAAAATAAACTTTTTCGTTCCATCGCTTAACCCCTTAAACCAGTTTGTCAATTCACTTAGCGTATCTCCAAATTTGTTTGCCTGTTTATCAAGATCAAATACCTTATTTATTTCATCACCAATATTGGAAAGAAATTCTTTGAAAGCTGATCCAGCATTTACTAAACTATTTGCCATTCCACCCTGAACTCTTTTCAGTTTCCCCATTTCAGCTGTGATCTTAGTCACAAATTCTTTTCCTGTAATGCCTAATTTTTGAATATCCTCTGCTTGAGAGGTTCCAAAAGCCTTCTGCATTAAATCAGAAACAATAGGAAGATTTTCTTGCACAATCCTTAAATCCCCTGCAAGAACTTTACCCTTAGAAATCATCTGCGAAAACTGAACAGTTACGCTTGATAGATTTTCAGCAGTTCCCCCAGTAGACGCTATTGCGTTTGCAAGCTCTTCAATTGTATTTCTTGCAGATTCAGCAGATAATCCTACTGACTGCAATCTAATAGAAGCTTTTACAGCTTGTTCAAAATCAAGTCCTGGGGCTTTTGCTGATTTTCTTAGCTTTTCAATTTCCGCATCTGCTTCTGAAATGCTTCTCCCTGCATTCTGAAAAGTAGCACGGATTGCCATTGTCATTGCCTCAAATTCGCCTGCTGCCTTAATCGCTGAGAATCCTAACAAGCCAATAGGCAACGACAAACTTGTAGTTATGTCGTTGCCTATTCTTGAAAATTTTGCACCACTTTGGCGCAAAGAACGCTCTGCGCCACCTAATCCTTTTTGAAGGTCTTTTGTGATCAGTCCTACAGATATATTAAGTGAAGCTATCGTTGCCATTTTTAATTATCTGATTGTGAAAATTCTAATGCATCTAATCTGTCAAATGCTTCCTTATTAAGTTCTGTAAATCGTGGGGAATAATCCTTTTCATTCTCCCATGGGAAAATTCCAAAATCCTGTAATTTTAATGTTTTTGGTGAATGAATTAGAGATGAATAGTACGCTGTAAGCCTTGAGCTTTCCATGTCTGCTCTGTTTTTGCCCCTTATTGAATTAAATAAGAACCGAGGTTCGCAAAAATCAAAATCAGTTTGCCTCCATCCTAATCTACCTGCTGAGATTTCTAACTCGTCAAAATCCCAGTCTGATTCGACTCCCCCGGAGTATCATCGCCCTCCCCTACTGATGATTTTGGTAATGAGTTAAGAATTAATTGTGACAATAGCTCAAGGCTGCCTGGTGTTTGATCAATCCATATTGATACGTCCATTTCATCGTAATCTGGTCTGTCTGATATATTTGCACATCTATCACCTGTTTTTAGTGCGCAAAAAGTCAAATCTGCTACAGCATTAAAAATAACATCAGGCTCGTCTTGATTCTGTAATTCTGCAAAAAATGCAGTCATGCTTTTCCCGCTTCTCATTTTTCGGAGGCGAAAAGCTGCAAGTCCAAAAAGGATTGGTCGCTTTTCGCCTCCAAGTTCAATATATTCTACTGAAATCATTATAAGGTAAATTTGGTCAATGTTCCTGTTCCTTGAAAAGAATAGGCGCACGTTACGTTTTCATTTTGTCCTGGACTTGACAAAGACCATTCAGTTATTACAGCTGATCCTGACCAATGAATATCACCTGATACACCTGTGCCATACACAAGTGATGCAAGTGTTTGACCAACTGTTACATCATATATTGCTGTACCTCCTTGCGCTGCATCATAGCTGAAATTCAAATCGCCTGATATTGTCCAGTTACTTTGCCCATACAGGAATTCTTCCCATTGCCCAGAGTCTTTACAGGTTGTTTGGCGTGTGCCATTTGTAACTTTTAGATCAGCATTAGTTTGGCAGGTTATATAAGTGCCACCAAATTTCAATCGCATTAGTTTGGAATTTACTACTCCAGTTGTTGCCATGGCTTATTTGTTTTTTGATTTGTTATTATTTTGAGGAAGACAACCCGTATTACCGTATGCCTTTATTCTTGCCATTGTTCCATCAGGAACAGTTTTAGCTTTATTATTTTTAATTAAATCAATTGCTTCACAGTCAAATACATCTATTACTGCACAAGCAGGATATACTTTACCTTCAATTTTTACATCTTCAAGTAATTCTACTTTCATTGTATTTTGTGTTCTTGTTCAAATTTTGCACCTATTCGCATTAATTCGGAAAGCATAATTTTGTAGATTCGTCCCTGGCTTTTACTCCAACTGTTCCTAAAAAAGTGTGTAGCAGATTGTCCTCTTCTTTCTTTATAAGATTTAGTTCCTTCTTCAAGCCAATGCATATAATACCCATCTGTTCTGCTTCCTGAAAATATTCCCCGTGATCCTCTTTTATCTAATTTTGCGCCTACAAATACTTTAGATGCAGCTTGTTTAAATTTCATTACATGGAAAGATCTTGCAAGGTTGCCTGGATAATATGTTGCAACTTTTTGACCCATTCCATTTGGGGCTCTTATTGATTTAGTTGATTTTGGTGTGCTGTATCTTGAGTGCTTATATTTTGATTTTGGAGCTGCTGCTTCAGCTGTTGACGCAAAATAAGCACCACCTAAACCAGCTACTCTTTGCCTATTTTTCCAATACACATCACCACAGGCTTTTAATTGCTTTACAGCAAATTCAACTTCTTCTTTAATTTTATCATATCCTTCCATTATACTTTGCGCATTTTAGCCACGCCTCCAGGTAGTGAAACGTGAGTATTATTAGTCATGTAATAATTACCTATAACTATACCACCTGCCCCTGCTGCTGTATCGCTGCCAAATTCTAACAACGTATCCATCCAATCTTGAATTTGTGTCGTATAAGGCAATGTAGAAGGACTTATGTAATATCTTACATCATATATGCATTGCCTTACAAATAGAATGCTTTCTGAATCGAAATCATCTTTTCTGCTTAAAAATCTGACTCCATCAATATAATGAGAAACCAAATCTGATGTTGTTACAGTACCTTCAAATCCGTCAATTGCTGCACGAATTGCAGTATCAATCTGTTGTACTTTATCATAGGTTTTTCCAAAAATAGTTATTGCTACAGCTACATTATCAATAGGACTTGTCTGTGTTTTTGAGTCATTTGCCTTTGAATCAGTTAGCATTAATGTAATTGCTGGATACTCCTTTTGCTGAGGCAGAATAATAGGATAAACAGATGTCGAATTGAATAATAAGGCCACACTTGTAGCGTCATCTAATATTATTTTTCTGATCGCTCCAACTGCATTCATATTAAGTCAAATTGTCTCTTTTTTCTGCTTCAATTATTACAAACCTACTTCTACCTAATTTTGTAATGCTCTTTATATCGTATTCGTCTGAATCAAATACTATTCGCATTGTTTCTGTAATTGTCCAAAAATCTCTAAATGTAAATTTAACTACGTTCCAAGCTACTATTTGCTGATCCTCGCCTCTCGTACCTTCATTACTTGTTGAAGTGTATTCAATCTTTGCCCATATTTCTTCAGCTAAGTAGCTTGCTGTGTCAATCCACCCACCTGTTGCATCTGCCACTCTGGAATACTGTCTGATGCTAATGAGTTGATCCATTGCCCCGATGTCATTGAGCAATTTTGAAAGACCTGCCATTTATAGTAATCTTTGAGGCATGAGTAATGCATCTGCTGACCTTTGTCTTGGCAGATTAGTACCGCTAAGGGGTATGTCTTCTCTATTTTCATACATGAATGCTATTTTTTGCAACATTGATTGCATGATATTCATCGGAATTAAAGTTGTTGCTGTTGCTCCTGCTGTATATGTCACTTTTATAACATTTGGCGTATAAAGGTCATAATTAGGAATATTCGCAGTCAACTTAGGTACAATCCTTGCTGGTTCACTTACTGTATCAACATTGTAATTGCTTGCACTCCAAGTCACATAAGAACCACTTGCCAAGTATGCAATTGATGATACTGTTTGAATTGGCGCAACTGATAAATTGAATATCATTGCATAAGGCCAACCATCAAAGTATTCCTCAATAGTTTGATTCATCAATGCTCTTCCTGTTCCATGTTCAGCCCACGCTCTTGCTGAATGTATTAGGTTATCAATAATTGTATCATCAGTTGTTACACTTGAGGGTATTTTTAGCCAATTCTTAACGTATGCGACTGTGAATGGCTCTACCGTTGGTTGAATTGTTACCTTGTAAGCCATCGTGTTTGTTTTTGAATTGCTTTTTCATAATCATATACATTAGCCTCTAAGGGTTCTGCATTGCCAGCTATGATAGCTGCCATTGCTTCTTTAATAGGCAAGTCGTATTCCACGCCTGCCTTAAATATTCCCTTAGAGACTAATGCTATGATTTTCATTAACTTATGCCTGAAGCAATGATTTTATTGCTTTGTTGTTGATTAGGTTACCATCCATTCGCAACCAACCCATAAATCCAACTGTTTTTGAAGCCCAGTATAATTGATCATTACGTTCAATCGAAATTGGAGCAATCTTACGAATGATGTACTTTGAAAAGTCACCATAGTAGATATGCTTTTTCGCAGTCACAGGTAGACCAGTTGTTGAATTGGCTGGCTCTAAATCATTGTTAATGAAAATTGGACGGCCAAGTAAGGTTGTAACAGGTTCACCCCCTATGATTGTATCTACGAATAAGTGCGTAGTATCTGTAGTAGCGTCCAGAGTGCGCAGATACGCAAGAATGGTATCATGCATCATAAAGCCTACGTTAGGGCCATACCTGTAGCTACGATCAACAGAATGCGAAAACTTGATTATTTCAGCTTTTGTAATTGCTGTCGCTGAAGCAGTAGTACCACCTGATGTAGTTGATGCTACAGTTAATCCGTAAGGCTGTGAAGATCCAGTACCATTTGTGAGCAGAGTATTAACCTTTGCGCCAAGCCTACGACCAATATTTTCAAGTAGTGCTTTTTGTAAAAAGTTAACTCGCTCGTCCTGAATCAATTCACGAGATACTTTAACAATATTTGAATCAATTGAATAGTCACCAAATGTAACCTGACCAAAAGTTAAATCACTAACCACCATATCAACACCTTGAGCTGTGATAGCACCAGTTACAGATGTATCATCTCCTGTAGGCCATGAAAGCGTCCCACCAATTGTATCTTCGTAAGTGCCACAAGCCTCCATCATTCCACCATAGTACAGCATCATATTTTCAAGTTGATTTGAAAATGATTGAGGTACTAAGAATCCGCCTAATGAATTAGTTGATGTTTTTTGGGTATTTGTGCCACGAGCTTCTAACAGTTGCATTTCAGATTCATGCAAGGGTGCTGTTGAACTTCGTGACATATAACGCCAAAATACATCGTCATAAGTGAGCGATGGTTTTGTTTCAATTGTGTTTTTAGCTCGGCTTTCTTCGTTTTCGCTTTGAACAGCAATAGAAATTTTTTCGAGATTGTCAATTTCCTTTTGGTATTTAATTTGATCCATCAACTCATTGCGAGCTTCAACAGACTTAATCCAACCTTCAGGAGTTTTGCCTGGAGAGGCTTGTGTCATAGCTCGCTGTTCATTTAACAGCGAGTCAAGTTTGCTTTGTAATTCGAGAACTTTACTCATTTTTGTATTTAAATTGTTAGCAACGAGGCTTCAAAAATTGCGAGTTCCTCGAATGCGCTGTTAAAGAAATTATTGTTTTCAGTTTTGTTTCTTTTCCCGTTTGCTGCCGCAATTATCTCAGTATGAGTTTGTATTGCTACTTTGCAAGCGTCAATACTTGCCTGACAGTTAGTTTTCATCTGCGTATATAGATCCGAATTCATAGGATCTAATGAAATGTATGTATCTGCATTATCAATGCATCCCTGACAGCATTCAATACATTCATTACATTCATCTATACATTCAGCAGCTTCAGAAATTATAGATGCAAATATTTCTGATGGGCTTGGTAGCTCCATATATTCCCCTGTTCGTTTTTGCATATCAAAAGAGCGTTTTGCAATACTTGTATCTGGGTTTGCAGGAAAAGTAACAGGTGAAGCATCTAATACTTTCTTTACATCTGTAATTGTTCGGTGTTCTTTGCCATCTCTGATTTCCCATTTATCAGGACTTTCATTTTGGCTACGATTTAGCATAAATCCCCAACTGCTTTGGCTGACATCACCACGTTCTACAGCTACTCTTGCATTATGACCATTTGGTGAATTGGGCAAATCAACTTCGTACCATAGTCCAGTTGAATCAACACCTACTCTTGCTGTATTTGCAGATGTTCTACCTAATATTTGATTTGGATCGTGATTGAATAAAATTCGGACATCTGTTAGGTCTGCATTATCCAGTGCTGATCTGCTTATTTCTTCTGTAAACCAACCCATGTCATAGGTTGATCCAAATCGCAAAGCATACCCTTTTAGCATCGCTTGACCTGTGTCAGCGTTTTTAAGTTCAAGGCCATCAGTAGAAGCATATCTACGCTCTACATCAATTTGCTGGTTGATCTTGCGGAGTTCCATTTGCTTGTTGTTTTCCACCCGACCCTGGTTGCCCTGAGACTGGTTTTTGAGTATTTGTCGTGCCTTGCGCATCTTGCGACTCTTGGACTTCTGGTATTTCAATTTTCCCATTTTCTTGTATAATTGACATATTGGCTGGAACAAGCGGTTTGTCCAGTCCTTCAATTGAATTCAGATTTTCTTTTTCTCTTACTTCATTTCTTGTCATCCAACCATTTAGGATGGCAGAAGCATAAAGAGCTGATCTACTTGCGCTATCACCTCGAAGCAGTCCCTCGAAATTGTGCCTGAAGAATAGATTTCCTGTTTCTTTTTCGTCTCTTGTTAATAGCTTAATTCCCATTTCTTGCTCACTTTGAACTGCCCATGGGCGAAGACAAAGTGTTACAAATAGGGTAGTCATCATTTCGATATTGTTGAATGTTGCTCTGTCCATATTTTGCAAAAGATGAACAGGTACACCAAATACCCTTGCTACTTCATTGACCTGAAATCCTCTGCTTTGATTCAACATAGATTGCTCAGGGTTTAAGCCAATCGTTTTCAAATCCATCCCTGCATCT